GGGCGGCACCAAAGCCAGACAACTTGGTTTCTTCTTCAAAAGAACGCTCTGAGCTTTCAGTCTCGAAAATCTCAGCGTGCTCTTCACCATATTTCTCATACTCCATGCCAAATAGGGCATTTAGACCCGGAAGGAGTTCTTTGAGTAGTTGCGCTCTTGAAATAGCCATGTCTCAATACTCTCCTTAAATACCGGTCTTATTGGTGTATGAATGCGCGTCAGGATTGAACTTAACGATCAAATCCGTAGCAGCGTCACCAATTTCCGACCCCGGTGCGTCAACAAAATCAACGATTCTGAAGGCCCAACCAGAGGTGGTGTTAGTAGTAGCGGTCAAAGCACTAGTGGAATTACCAGTAGTGGTGCTTCCTGTGCTAGTAGACTGTACCGCAGCCAAGTGAGTATTTTGACCCAAATCAGCCTGAGTCACAGCGCCATCGGCCTGTGCTTGGAACAAGCAATCTGGATCATCAACAACATAAGCCATAGCGTCAGACGCTACTGTACCTGTAGGCCAGTATTGACTGAAAAGCTTTTGCTTAGAGTTGGGGTCAGTGTAGGTGCAGCCGACAAAAACGCCGATTGTACCTGCTGGAAATGGAGTTGAATTGTCTCCATTTGTAGTCACTATCTCGATTGTGCCGCCAGCAACAATAGCCACAATTGAGCCATTGTAGATGTTAGCGCCATAACCAGAAGCGATCTTAATCTGACGGGTGGAACCAGCGTAAGGCTGTCCTCCAATCAGATTCAACGGCTTTAGGCCGTAAGGGGCAGCAGAAGATGCCATGATAGACTCCTAATTATCCTTTACCGAAAGTAACCGTCGATCTCCTATCATTAAATATAGGCATACGAGGATCACTTTCACGCATTAAGTTCTGGTCTACAGACTGCATCTGAGCAGCGGTTTGCTGCTTATAATAGTCGTTACGGTCTGCGACCATCTCTTCAGGAGCTTTACAGAGCATTAACCCACCTATCACGATATTGTCCTTAAACCTGTCATCGACAATGGCGTCAGTAAATATCTCAGGGTGAGTATCAGCCCGTACAGGCTCCCATCCTTCACGTAATTTTGAAGAAACATTAGTGGCATCAGACACACCACGCGTGCTTACACGAATCCAACGATATACATAGCCGTCTTCTGGCGTAGGGCTGGGCAATACTTCTGGCCTAGTCCATGCCTTCTTACGACCAGTTTTCTCTCTGGTTTCGCTTTCTCTTGGCATACGTAGTTTGTTATCAGACATTTTGTTTCCTCGCTAAGTCAGCAACCTGTTTGGCGTATTGATCCAGTGGAACCCCAAGTTTTCTTGCTATAGCTATCTGTGATTGCGATAGTTTCACCTTTTTAGGTGACGTGCTCCGCGTAGCGGGAGCAACCACATTGCTAGGTTTGGGCTTGGGAGCCTCCTCTAGTTCTTCATCTACCCCGTCGTCAAATTGATCGGGGAATACTTGTCGCATACGAGAATTTATCTTCTCGTAGTATTCGTCAGATCGAGGGTCTACACCCTCTTTCGTCAGTTTGGTATGCAAGCCTAATGCAAACGCGGTCATTTCATCGTCAGACCCAAACCAAGGATTATCATCCTTCCAAGATTCGGCCTTTTCGTCTCGCGGCGCTTGCTGCTGAGGTGCAAGTTCTTGTGATTGAACAGTATTTTGTTCAGGTTGTAAAGCTGTATCTGCTTTAGTATCAGTAACAGCTCTAGGTTTCAAGTTATTTACTTTATCCGCACGAATCTGTGCAGTATTTAAAGCTTGTTGTGCTTCAACAATGGCATCGGTTTGTCCAGACTCATACGCCTGTCGATACTTTTGTTGAGCCATAGCCAGTTCAGACTCTACTTGTTTCTTCGCAGACTCAATAAGAGCATTATGACTTTGGTCTGTTCTAGTCTTAAGTTGTTGATTTTCTTCAACTAACTTCTTGGCGTACTGCTCTAAAGCCTCACGTTCTCGCTGCGCTGCTTCTTTAGCCCTACGCTCGTCGTGGTAGCCTTTACTAAAGTGCTTGATTCTGTTCTTAACTTTCTCATTAGTGTATTGCTCAAGCTCTTCATCGGTAACTTCTTCAGGAGGAGGTGATTTCTTTCTACCACGATCTTCAGGTGGCACGTCGTTTTCGACTTCAATCTCAACGTCACCTGCTTCTATCGTTTCCTTTTCCTTCTGTTTAGAAGGTTTTTCAATAGTTTCGCGGCCTACAGCCCCCTCTACTTCTACATCTGGGGTCTCAGGCTCTTGTTCAGGTATTTCCACTTCCTGTAGGTTTTTCTCCTTATCAGGATCAGGAAATTCAAATTCTACTTGTTGCATTGGCATAATTTAGTCCTCAAGCACGAGTCAATTTACTCGGATCGTCAATAACAGCCTCAATTGAATCGTCGTTCATCAAACGATATTCAGCCTTACCAACCTTAAATCGCGTGCCTGTATTGGCACGGAACATTACATAATCGCCCTGTTTACACCACGGGCCATCGGGAAACCGATCTTTGTCTTTATAGGCTTGTTCGCCCATATCAACTACCAGCCCCACCATAGACAGGATGTACTCCTCTCGCATGGTTTCGGCGGCTTTTGCGATGCCTCCCTCAAATGTGTCTTCTATAGTAGGTAGAGCGATAAGAACGCGGTATCCAACAGGTTTGGGAATTTGCTCCTCTAACACCACTTCCGCTTTTTCTTTCTCCTCTATCTGTTTGCGCCGCTTTTCTTCCAGCGGGGTAAGCTTTGCTGCTTCAGTCATCTATATCATCCGTATAGTTGCGCGAAAGGTCTTCTATTTCACGGCGTGCGGCGGTTAGACCTCGGATCACCCCACACGATTCCTTATATTGGGCGAAGTCAGTAGCTCCTCCCCCAGCAAGAAATTCTTCTTGGCTTTGCTGTAATTCAGCAAGTTTCTTATCGAGCACGTCAAAGACGGTTGGTGCCATAGATTATTGTCTCCTAGGCGTTTGTTGTGCTTTCGCAAGATCAAGGATCGCTTTGGCTTCATCCAAGTCTTGTCTCGCGTTAGCTTGGTCTGTCTGAGCAGCAATACGTGCAGCCTCAATGGTGGCGGTATTATCTGCCTTTTCTTTGTCAAGTCGCAGTTTTGCAGCGTCAAGTGCGGCATCTGCCTGATCTTTTGCGGCCTTGCGCTGTTGTTCAGCAGCCTTAAGCTGCACTTCTTGCTGTTGCAGTTGGAACATCGGGTCTTGTGCTTGTTGCTGTGCAGCAGCCTGTGCGGCCTGTTGTTGCTTCTGCTGGGCAACCTGAACCCCAGCTTTTGCCATGCTCTGAGAAAGAAGCTTTTCGATCTCTTCTGGCATTTCTTCGCCCGGAGGTGGCAGTTGTGCCCCCAGTTTTGCTTCCATTTGCTGTCTGTAGCTGAAGCCTATGTGCTCTGCAATATGCGCCTGAAGGGCAGCCACCACCTGCTGTGCGGCTGGGCTTTGCCCAATAAACGCCGCAATCTGCGGGTCTTGCAGGAAGGCTTGGTGGGTAGCTATATGGGCCTCGTGGTCTTGGTAGATAAACGCCTGCATGGGCTTACCGATAAGAGCAGCCATGTTCTCGCTGACCGGATCAGAAGGCTTAATATCTTCTTTAGTAGGTACAAGCTTATCTGCGTTCTTAATACCCAGAACTCGATCATCTGCCGGTGTAGCTGGGGCAGGTCATATATCTGTGGGGTAGCCTGTGCCATCTGCAACACGGTCTGATACTGCACAACTCTTTGTGCCATCGTGCTGCTGTTGGGGTCGCTGACAGGAATGACTTCCACCATGTCGTAGTCCATACGGCGGGCACGGGCTTCGGCACGGTCAGGCGTGTACATGTACTCATCTGGTGCATACTCAGCAATGATGGCCCGCAGCAGTTTGAACTCCTGCTTCATGGCATAGTGGACACGGGCTTGTACCGCAGCCATAGGCTTGAGAGTGCGCTCCAGTAGAGCGAGTGTGGTACCGACAGGCGCATTGGCGCTCATGTCAGAGATGTTCATGTCACTGATCGCCCCCAAACGTCGGCCTTCTTCAGTGATCTGCTTCAATAATGCAAGAAGTGTCTGGCTTGGCTCCTTATAAGGGAGCGTCATTATGTTCTCTTTGATACTACCGGAGGGCACGTCCACATCACGGAACTCGCCGGGGCCGATGGGGGTATCGTCTCCTTTGACCCGTAAACCACGGGACTTCAAGCCCCCCGGTAGGTTTGAAAGGGTACCAGCGTCAACTAATTGACGGATAAGGGAGGTTCCAGCTTTGGCATATCCACCAATAATGTGAATTAAACCAAGACCATAGAAGCCAAAACCCGGTACATAAGAGTAATGGACAAAATGTTGACGCTTGAGCATCAACGGATCATCCGGATTCCAGTTACGGCGGATAGCTAATACAGTCCCTGTGCCCTGCTCAATAGTCACGACATAGGGTTTTGCTATCTGTAGACCGTCCTCTTCTTGGTCAACATCGTCAATAATGAGGTCTGCGTGGACTTCTAAGACCGTATAACGGTCGTCAGCGTTGAGGGTGTACCCCCCTTCCTCTGCTTTTTTCTCCTCTATATCGGTGTGATAGGAGACAGGATCGCCTAGTTCTTCTTCTCGATAGAAGCCAGCCGCCTGTAATTTGACGAGTTCGTTCTTTGTTTTACGCATTACGTGAGTAACACGCTCGGCTGTCTCTATGTTTGACGCGCCATACGGGACAATCATGTCCTCGGCGGGAATATAGATGGCAACCTGTCTGCCAAGATTGGGGTCGAAATAAACCTTTTTAAACGCAGACCCTGCAAGACCAAGACTGTAGAGCAACCTTTCATGTTCCGGACGATACTCAACCATGACATCGGTAAGTTCGTAGTTCATGTCTGTCCGGACTCGGAGGGCGGCGTCTTCCTTCTCTTTGGTTACTTCTCCAAGTATCTTGGTCTTGACAGGGCCAGCGGCTGGGAAAGTTTCACTCATCGCTTCGGCTTGGAAGCGGATAGCGGCTTCAGCTAGGACGTTGGAGTACACACCACAGGCGTCTTCCCACGGCTCAACCCGCTCTTCGTATTTGAAGCCGAGCACATCCAACCCCTTTACAAACGAGTCTGCCCATTCTTTTCTGCTGGATGTGTCGGCCTCAACATGACCTATAAGCTCTGACGACAGCTCTGTCAAGGTACCATCGTCTAAATATTCTGCGAGGTTCGCGTCGAACGGCGCACCCATTGTCTCTTCCAGACCAGCTTCGGGCACCAGAGTAACTTCAACACTGCCGTCATCCAGAGTCACCATGTCAGGGTTGACGATCTCAATCTCCATCTCGGAGCTTTCTTCAACCTCCATGCCTTCTGGGGTTGTGTATAAACTTTTCTCAACAGCCATCAGTAGTACCCGCCTTTACGTTGTTTGAAGTATTGCACCTCGTCTTCCTCATCCAAGGGCAACCTTATAAACCCACCTTTTCTGTATCTCATTAACGCCAGTGACACAGAGTCTACATAGTCATCATGCTCCCCCGAGGGGAAGGCCGCAACCTCATCAATCACTGCTTCTGCCCAACTTGTATTGGGTGCCCACACCATACCGGAGGCGAACAGGTCAGAAACTGCATTTAGCCGTGTAATCTTGTCGTTACCCTTGGTGGGAGTAAACTCCTGCACCGGTATACCCATCGCCCGCATCTCGTAGATCAGCGGTGCGCCCGACGCCTTTTTCTCCACAATCAGCGTATCGGGCTGCCATTCCTCATACTCTTCCACCGCCACGCGTTTCAGCGTGGGGAACTCCATCCTGTCCCTGAACGCGTTAAGCAGTATGATATTTGCCTGCTCAACCCCGTTTTCATCGGGCGCGTAGAACACACCCCACGTTGTACAGGCCGAATAGTCCGACCTGTTTGTCTTCTCGAACGCCGTATCCCACGCCATCAGCAGGAAGTCACACGGCGGAGGGTTCTCTTCCTCCCAAGTCCGCCACCATTCACGCTTGACGATGGCAGATGTCTCAGATGTAGGCTCCTGCTGGTACTGAGCCATCCATTTTGAGTTAGGAAGTTCCTCTTTTAGCGCCGCAAGCTCCGCTTTTGACCAAAATTCAGGCCAAAGTGGGTTCCCAGACGGCATTAACGCCGGAAATTCAATCACTTCCCACTCATCACCGCCCCTTTGGGCACTGGCTTTGAGTACACGAGCCGTCAAATCACGCAATGACCACCGTGTCATCACGATAACGATAGCTCCGCCCGGTTGTAGACGCTGACGAGGGCCAGATGTGTACCACTCGTAGGTCTTGTCGTATATATCCGGGTTAGTTTCGGCTAATGCTGCCTCCTGTTCCGAGTGCGGGTCGTCAATAATGAGCAAATCCGCACCTTTACCAGTAACCGCACCGCCTACACCTATCGCAAAGTAGTCTCCTCCCTTGCTTGTGTTCCACCGGCCAGCGGCCTTGCTGTCCGAAGACAGCGCCAGATCAGGAAATATCTCGTGATACGCGTCCTGATCGACTAAGTTTCTTACCTTTCTACCAAAACCAACGGCCAACTCCGCAGTGTGAGAGGTTTGGATGACCTTTTTATGCGGAAATTGACCCAAAAACCAAGCAGGCAGAAGATAGCTAGCAAACTCAGACTTAGTATGACGAGGAGGCATATTGACAATAAGACGCTTACACTCGCCCCGAGCCACTCGTTCAAATGCTTCAGCCATCCTCGCATGGTGCCGTCCACTAATAAACGTAGGCCACATCTGCTTGGTAAAGTCCAAGAACCGCGTCTGTGCCTTTTTCTGCTTCTTAAGCTTGGCTAGTTGTTCTAACTCTGCTAGTACCCGTTCCTGCTCTGCCTGTGACAGCAGTGGCAGTACCTTCGGTATATCCTGAAGAGATATGTCATCAAATGGAGATGTCGCGTTCGTCATCTAAATCTTCATCATTATCTTCAGATTCTTCAGCATCCAGATCGATCACACCCAACACGTCGTCCAGCTCTTCTTCGGACGCTCCTCCTGCTGGCGTTATATCTACTACAGTAGCGTTAAGGAGGTTCTTGACCCTATCTTTGATCGCCTTCTCCAATTCTTCTGGACTCTTGTAGTTTATGGTTATCTCGCTGCGCTCGGTGAATATCCCGATGTCACTGTGCTTACCCAGCAGTTCAAGTGCTTTCAACTCGTACCTTGGGTCGCCGCAGTCAGCGATTTCCATCAACTTGTGCGTAATGGCAGCCCGCGCCTGCGCTGCATCCATAGCAAGCTGGGCACCATATGTACGTAGAAATGCAGCCGCAGCAAACGCCGTGGTCTGATTTGTAAGGTTGGCGGGCTTTTGCGCGTTGGCAACTGCCTCTAATAATTCTTTCTCTCGGGCGGCATCTGCCTCTGATACTTCCAGAGGTGCGCCCATCTCTACCTGTAGTTCCGCTGTGTTACCGGCTACTGCAATCTCATCAGTCAGAGTCGCGGGTTTCTCCTCCGACAAGTCGTAAGGCACCGGGTGGGACTTGGTAGGTTCCACTTGAACAACAGGCATGTATGCAGGTATCCGAAATACCGATTTTCGCGAAGTCTAACATATAGTTACGTACTGGCAACAGGCATGCGAGGGGTTTTAGCGGTGCCTATGTAAATCAAAAGGTTACGCGACGAAATAAAATAGCGTTGCAGAAATCAAAAGCATACCTTTTTTGGGTATTTTCAGTAGAGGTACCGACAGCGGTATCTATATAAATCAAAGACTTACGCCATATTAATTTTCCCGCCGGATTCAAACTCGGTATTTTAATCCTTTTGGGGGTATTTTCGGTAGAGCGTAAAATCTGACTGTATACAAATCAAAGACTTACGATGTCATTTTAATTATTTGGGAATTATTGTCCCAAATTAATCCTCTGGTTCCATTGACGGGGGGTGTTTTCTGTGCTGAGGGGGTGGGGTGCGAGGTGCGCGTATACAGGAAAAGAGGGGGTGGGGGTGCGCCGCGTTAGTACGTCTTGCGACCACCTATATTTAGCGTGTTGTAAGTTATTGATTTTATTGGAGTTGTTGTTTTAGGTTTGTCAAAGTGTGGTGTCTGATGTGCAGATTATTATGTATATAGCGGCTATGGAACCATCTGAGCTAGTGGGGGGTAGGGTACGGGTGGGGGTCTATTTGTTGCACATACTATAATAGGTGGTACATTAAACCCAAGTCGAGCGATAACGCACGGCCCGAGCGTACGGCTACCGTACGCTGTTTATTACTTTTATTTGGAGAACGCCATCATGGCTAAAACTGTAAAGACTGAAACAATCGATACCCCTTCTATTCTGGATTGTGCACGTGCTGCGCTAGCGGCGGAAAGTAATGCTTCCGATCAGCGCATGGAATTGGAGATGGGGCTGTGGGATGTAAACGCTAAGCAGGACAGCGCGTACGCTATGCTTGCTGAGGTTATCGATAGCACTGCACCCGCTACGCCGCTTGTTGCTAATGACGCTACCATCCGGGACTTAGGTAAGTTTGTCGAGAAGTATGGGCAGCATCCTACGTTTAAGGATAACCCGCTCATGCACTTCCAGAATGCAATGGCCGCGAATGCTGATCTTGAGGCTGCACATACGGAAGCCGGGCACGCACGAAAATTCCGCCAGTGGAAGCAAAGCGTTATGCAGAACACTGCATATTGGGCCGGGAAGACCGGCTGGACTGAGCGCGGCCGGGAAGCCGCTGAGGCTTTAGGGCTGACTGAGGGTGATGCAATTATTAACCCTACGCTCGATCCTGAGGCTATCAAGGCTGAAGAGAAAAAGGCTGCCAAGCAGGCTGAGGCTAAAAAGGCACGCGATGCCTACAAGGCTATGCCTATGGGAGAGCAGATAGCGCAGGATATGCAGGCTTTGCACAATCGCCTGACGGTCTACCATAATGCTTTGCTAGATGCAGAAGGCATTACTGGCACATCCGCTGATAAGGCACTGGCACTTGTGGATAACATCCGCGAAACCCTCAGCGACTTGCAGGACACTATGCAGGAATCCCCTGCATTCGATGGTACGATCAAGATCAAGTAACCATCTCGAGCGTACGGCTACCGTACGCTCTACCCCTCGCCCCTCGGCTCCGGCCGGGGGGCTTTTTTTGTGCCCGCGAAAAATGCACCTTGTGCCGCGCCTCGCGCCAAAAAATTTGGTGAT